GACCCAATTGGAATCGTCCTTGCCGTATGACTCGATGTAGGTTAAGCGACCCTTCTTCGAGGTCTCCGTGCCGTGATTGTATTTGCCGGGTCCATCAGCCATTTGCTGTCTCCTGAATCCGAGGTTTGTCTAGACGATCAAGACGCTAGCAACTCAACCGGGGTGTCTGCCTACCTGACTTTGGAAATGTCATAATCGGCATCGGTGCCAAGAATCTCGCGATCCTCAGCCTCGAATGGGTCCTTCACATCGGCGAGCGCTAACGTCTCATAACCCGCCAATCCCATCTCAACTGCGCCAGGATCCTTGTGCCCTGTGTATGGGGTGCGCTTCGGCTGCTCATGGGTGCCGACAAATCGATGCGGCCAATTTCTGCTCATGTCCCTTGCTCCTTCTAGATTTCACGGTCCTGCATAGAGGCCGCCAAGAGTGGCAGTTCCAGCGATACTTCCGGGGAAGAATGTGGCCACCCCATCAGTCACGATGACGGCGTTGTGGGTCACATTGTAGCGCTTGCCGGTGGCAGTGCCGGAGATGACCTGCGTCAGGGTCACCCCGGCGCCGAGTGCCGCATGGCAAAAGGCACTGGCGATAGCGGGGTTGTTATTCACCGCCATCACACCGGGGATCACCATCCGGCCACCTTCAAGGCAGGTAAGAACCTCATGCCAAAGGGTGCCAAAGAAACGGATCTCCTGGCCTGTGTTTATACAGACCCCGGTTTTCTGCGCGACTATCCCGTAGGCGAAAGTGGACGCCCCGCTGTTGCTGATGTTCAGCTGTCCAAGAAGCAGCTCGTAAGGACCGTCAATCACAATGCACATGACATAGGAGTTAACCGGCGCCTTAACCTCGAGCCCGGTCAAATGCCAGCCATTGCCTTGGCAGGTAATGGAAACGGCCCCCAACTCGGGAGGGCCTTGGACATTGACGTTGGATGGGGACGCTACATTCCCAACAAGTGAAACCGAGCTGTCATCATAGAGATTGAAAGGGATGTTGCCGGTCTTGCCGCGATCGCCAACCAGGGGCGGCAGGATCAGGGCCTCATTGTAAGTGCCATCGGCGATGTTGATGTCGACCTTCTTGCCTCCGAGATCGAGCGTGGTGACGGTATCGATGGCCTTCTGGATGGTTTTGAAGGGCGACGATGCAGGCATGCCGGTGTTGCTGTCGGAACCGGATGGCGAGACATAATAATTGCGGTCGGCAGTCAGGCGCTCACGCAATCCTAAATTAGCCAGATCAGTCCAGATCGTTCGGCTGCTGCCTATAGATTCTTTGACCAGCAGCTGGCCGGGATAACCGCCAGACAGGAATGGACCGCGAGAACTCTCAGCCATGACTGTTCCTCATGTGACGGTCCATGTCCCGACCACGGCGGTCGCTACCCACTCGGTGCCGTTGATCGATTCGAGCTTGATGGAGTTGCCGATCACAGTGGCAGAAACGTTGCCCGCCGCTGCCGATGCCGTCGCTGCGACCCTGATGGTGTCCCCAGCTGCCGCCACGACCCTGATGCCGAAGGCGTTCTGGATATAGAATGAGAAATTGCTGCCCCAGGTCAGAGTATCAAGGGGCGGGAGCGTGAACACCGAGATCGCGGTTGCGCCCTCATTGGTGAACAGCGCCCCGGAAAGGTTTGCCGCAAGCGCCCCCCCGGTGGGCTGGGGTGTCGACATGCCCCGGCCATTATAGGTCGCCCCGCTCGTAAGAACCCCAGGCATGTCGGCAGGTATCGTCTGACCTGAACCTACAAGAATCCTTGAATTGGTCGTGCCCAAATATTGGCGGCCAACAGGCAGCGTGTCCAATTCGGAGATGCCTAAGGCGATGGGGCCCAAGTTGACATTGCTTAAAGTACTGCCGTCTAAATCGGCGGCCCCGAAATCGATGATGCTGTTGTTGTGAGTCTCAACGGCTGCAACGGAATAAGTCTGCCCCCAAAAAATCCACATAATGCCTGATGGCATCGGGAGTAAGCGGAATTCACCACCATTGATGACGTGGATCGCCCGTATAAAGGCGTTACCTGCGAGAAGGAAGATTGGAAGAAACGAATCCGCGGTAAAAAACTTACCGCCATCGACCGTGATCCCCGCTATCATCTCGGCCTCAGGGACGGTGGGGAAAGTCCTGAGCATGAATGTCCGTGCGCGGACAATTCCGGTGGGGCTGATATATAGCCCGGTTGCGTTCTCCATTATCTCGGCGCCAAGCCCGCCTATTTCCCAATGGCCATTCACTGTGATGGCGGGACCAGTGGTGGAAGAGATGACGCAATCAACAACGGTACTTTGGGGGACTGACCCGGCGTCCATGAAAAATGGGGCTTTGTTGTCGCCAACGGCGCGCGGGTAATAAGGGCTGTTGGGCAGTGTAATGGGGCCTGGGTATCTGGCTTGGTCCCCGCCGGTGAAGTTGGCGTGGACAATCACGCGGAATGCCCCGGCATGGAGACCGGCGACGACACTGCAGGCTTTCTGGAGGGTCGCGAATGGCTTCGCTTCTGAGAGGCCGTTGTTGGCATCGCTCCCGCCAGTCGGCGCTACATAGTAATGGCGGTCCTCGGTGATGATCTCATAATTGCTGGCAGGCGGAGCTGCGGCGATGTTGCTGCCATCGGTCCAGAAGGTCCGGTTCGAGCCATCGACGCCCTTGACCAGAACCTGTCCTTCGAATCCGCCAGCCAGATAGGGGCCGGGCTCATTCTCGGCCATCTACTTTTTACCCGTGCTGCTGCTCATGAGAACCGGTGGGGTTGCGGAGCCATTGTAAATCGAGTTGCCGAACAGCTCCCCTGGCAGTGAGCCGGGCAATGCACCGGTAGCCCGGTACCAAAGCACGGCCATATCTCTGGCCAGAAACTTTTTCCCGACCACTGTCGATGTTGCTTCATTGAGTGCAGATCGGAAATCGACATAGCCGCCAGTGACATCGACAAAGGCGTCGTCCACAGTCGGATTGTCGTTAACGATGACCGAACCTTGGTCCACCTCGGTCCTGATAAACTGGAACAGGGATTTCCATTGCGGGCCTTTGAATGTGTGATACCCGCCATTGTCGAATGTCCCTCCTTCACACCTGATCCCTACCGGGGATGTCGCGGGGACGATGTTCTCGAACGTCGCGGCGTCCAGCTTCAGATCGCCGCCGCGTCTCATCAGGATTCCGGTCTCTGTACCGCCTACCTTGAAGGTAAACCCGCCTACTCGCCATGAACCATTGACATTCAAGATGGGGGATGGCGCCATGCCGGGTGTCTCGAACTGAAGAATGCAACGCGCCTCCTCGCTGCCCAGCAGATTGAACGCGCGATAGTTCCCCGAGCTGTGAAAGTATTGAGCAGGAGCATAGGTTGGCAGGGTCCATCCGCCCGGCGGCGCGATGTATGTGGCGGGCGCGACATTGATGTTTACGCGGTACTTGCTGACATAGACCTTTCCCGCCTCGGAGATCCCTCTCAAGATGGTTTTGAACGCCGTTTCGGACGTTAGCCCGTCATTGAGATCACTGCCGGTTTCGCCGTTGACATAGTAAACCCGGTTCGCGGTGAGAAACTCGATCGGCGATTCCTGTACCGGCGGTGGTTCGCCGCCACCGATTCCGAGATTGGAGGGATCAGTCCATGCCGTCCGTTTGGAACCCTCCGGATCCATGATGAGGACTTGGCCGGGATGGCCGTTCGACAAAAGGGGGCCGCGCACATTATCTGGCATAACCATCCACTCCATTGGCCAAAAATGGCCGGGGGCCGAAGCCCCCGACAGAGATCGCTCAGAACCAGTCGATGACGACGAAGGACGACCCGGTTCCCGCAGGCGCACCGACACCAGCCACGCGACTGATGAAGAAGGTGGCGTCTGCCGGGATGAAGGCTGCCGGAGTATACATCGCGCTCATCTTCACATGGCCGACGTAGTCCTCGAGGAGGGACAGCCCATAGTTCGGGTCCCCGGCTATCTGGGAGGCCCGGTAACATGCCGGGACAACCGTGTAGCCAAGGATCGCCGTGGTGCCGAGCCTGAAGCGAGCATACTCGGACAGACCCTGGGCGGTGCCGACGCAGATCTCGGGAACCGAGGTGGTGCCGACAGGGGCGACAGTCAGTGTCACCGAGATGTCCCTGACCTGTCCCTTCAGCCCCTTCGGACCCTTGAGAGCCACAGATTCTGTGGTGGCACCGAAAGCCGAAGAAGGCTGATGGTAGATTTCTTGCCGTGCTGCTTCATAGCTCATGCTGCAGACTCCCACTTCATAATGCGGGCATTGGTGGCGTCGGTATGAATGCAACCGAAGCCCTCAATGGCGTACCACGCCACGCCTTTGGCACGACCATAGTCGCCGCTGATCTTGGCGCGGATTTCTTCAGGGATGACCACTGCTTCTGCACAGGTATCGGCCCCGAAAAAGAACGCCCAGCTCGACTTGGAATTGTTCCAGGGGTCGGCTGTGTCAGTGAGCGGATCGTAGGTGACGGAATCGACAGCACCACCCTTGGGGATGGAGTTCTGTTCGACAAGCCTGAAATCTTCATACTTGCCGATCTCTCCCGACATGATCTTGGTTAGGCCACTCTCCGTATACTGATGAATTGTTTCCAAATCATTCTTTACGGGCCGCCAAGTCGTCGGATGAGAGACACCCATATAGCTGTCGCCCATGTAGGGCGGGATGTTCCGTTCCTTCATCGCGTCGGAGATCGCCTTGAGGTGATCTTTGCCCATCGCGACATTGTTGGTGATGGTTGAACCGGTGGTCTCGACGGTCACCGCAGTGGTCGAGGTTCCTGCAGCTGCCCCCACGGTGAGCGGCGTCTGGTCGAAGGCCAGGAAGGCCTCGACGTCGAAGCAGCGCGCGCAGTCATTCTTCAGAGCCTTGTCGATGATCTCGATGACCTTGTGTTGAGCCAAAGCATCAAGCTTACCGGTGAAAGGAACGCTGTTTCCGAATTCAGTAACGGTCAAAGACCCTTGCCGAATCGAGAAGCTGGTCTCAGGAATAGCGGCGTTTTCATTGAGCCGCGTCCCCCTTGACCCTACGTGACCATAAACGTTCCAAGTAAATTGCTCGCCTCTGTTGAGACCCTTCTGGGTTCCATCTTTGGCATCGCAAAACTGACGCATTTTCGTCAGCGGGCGGACTGCAATGCGAAGTATAGTTGACAACTCATCCGCATGCATATAGCCGCCATCAGTGTTAATACTCCACACTTGTCCTGGCATGTTAGGTTATCCTTGGGCAGACTTTGAGCCAAGGCCTCGAGACTTGGAATATACTAGGCAGTAACTGTCGGCTGGTTCTCCTAGACGCCGATTCCTACCTGTCCACGCTCCCGGCGCATCTGGGCAACCACGTCGGACCCCTTCTGTTCGGGGGTACGCCGCTCTTCTTGCTGCCGTTGCGGGGGGGCTGATCTCAAAGCCGGTTGCTGCTGCACCATTTGCTTGCGCCAAGACCGGTCGACATCGACATACATGTCTGGCTCATAAGCTGACTGCGCTAGATCTCTGAACCGGGGATTTCTCGCCACGGTCCCCAGAATCTCATCAGGCTGTCGGAATCCCGGTCGATTCTGTAGCCGCGCGAGGCGGTGATACTTCACGATATGGGATTGATCGAGAGACATGATGTCATCGAATGGCAAGCCGGTCGTCGCAAGATCCTTCGCCATCTCGACTTTGGACGCCTCATGGAGCGCGCCTAGAGAGATGGGATCGTCAAGAACCGGGAAGGCATCGAAGAACTCAGTCATAGCTGCCGTAGAACGGGAATCGTCTGCTTTGACGGCAATTACTCTTTCGACCTGACCACTGATGTCTACGGGTTGCTGAGGTGCAGCATTTCTACTCAGTAGCCTTCTGGCGGCTTCCACCGCTTCATCGGTCGATCCCAGCTGCATGGTTTCCACAAATTGCCGCAGCTCTTCGTCATCGTTGGGCGCCGCCTCATGGGTAGGTGCCTCGTAACGGGTCTGGGGTTGTGGGTCCTGCTGGGGTGGCGAGTAGCCGCCATTGCCATTGGTAGGCGCCTGTTGCGCCATCGCCAGCAATCTGTTTGCCTCGGCCAGCCGCTCATTTGCGGTCTGCATGTTGACTTCGGCAGCCGAGTTAATCTGGAAATTTCTGATGAGGTCCTCAACCGGAACCTCGTACTCCTCGCCATAGACGTTAACCCGATAGCGAGGAGAGACTTCCTCCTCACCACCGGGGCCAGGAGGGGGAGGAGAGTCCTCTTGGTAATACTGTTGTTCGGGTTCCTGGTGTTGCTCCGCGTCCGCCTGCATGGCGCCGGTCAGCTGGTGCAGGGTCTCGGCAGCATCCTGGTCGCGCTTGGCGCGGTAGTTCTCGACGATCTGGTCGCGAGGATCCTCGACCATCTCCAGCTCGACGTATTTGACATCGCGACCGATCTGCGGATCCGGGGCCGGTGGCGGCTCCCATGACTCCGGCTCGCGACCATCATAGACGGGACCATCCGGCTGGATGTCTTCTTGCTGTTGAGTGTCGTAATCAGCCATCGTCGTACCGAACTTTCATTTCCTCTTTGAGGTAGCCAGCACCCTGCTTGGCATCCCTCGCCCTGGCGATCGCCTCAGCGATTCTGTTGACGATGATCTGGTAGACCCGGAGATCGTCCTGGGCCTTCACCGCTTTGGCGATCCCGGCTTCTGTTGCGAAGTTGAGATCACCGTTGATCATCACTAGAGCCGCATTGATGAACGCCTCCTTGGCACCCGTGAGCAGTAAATCGAGAGCAACACTCTCGCCTTGCAGTTCGTCGATGATAGATTTTCCAACCAGACACGTTTTGACTAATTCGTCGTATTGAATTTCGAGGCTGCGATAATGCCGATCGAAGTCGGTATCGGTTAAATCATCCATGCTCAGCTCAACAGAAGTGCGGTTGCTGCAGCGATCTTGCGGCGCCTGATGAGATAGGCCTCGAAGGCCTGGAGCTGGGCTATCTCGGCCAAGCGCTGCTCTTCGACAAGCCGGGCCTCGGCCTCAGCGACGGTATCGCGCCATTTGATCCTGACGGTCTGCTTCGGCTTCTTCTTCTTGCCGCTGCCGTCTGGCGGGAAGCCGACCTGGGTCGACGGGTGAGGTGGTTGAATCGGGGGAACCACGACATCGAACAACAGGCTGCCGCCGAAGAAGAGGTTGAGATTATTGAAGCGGGCGGTCTGGGTCAGAGCCTTGTCAGGCGGAGCAGCCAGGACAACAGAGCCGCTGAAGAAGGTATCCGGATCATCGAAGCGCAGATTCTGGGTGAGCAGGCGATCGCCACCGGCAATCGACACGGCAAAGTAGGTGTCGGGATCATCGAAGCGCGCGATCTGGCTCACAGTCTGTGGAGCGCCGACAATGGAGACCGCCCCGCTGGGGAAGGTGTTGATGTTGTTAAAGCGCGCCGGGGAAACCGTCACCGCGCCCGGGAACACGCTGAAGCCGCCGAAGAAGTTATCGGGGTTGTCGTACCGCGCGGTCTGGGTGACGAGCTGATCAGGGCTGGCGGGCGGCCCAGGCTCGGCGACCAGCGGCAGTGAGGCTATGGGACCGCGTACTGTCATCTAAAGCTCGCGCAGGCCATGAGAGTGAAGGGCGGAGCCCCAGGCACAGAAGCGGTCACCGTGAGGAGCTGGGCTGCGGCGTGGGCTTGGGAGCCTCCAGAAACATGATAGGCGGTGCCGACATCGACGTTGGTATCGTCGGTCACCCCGGTCCATGTGACGGTACTGGCGGTGATCGGCTGGACGGCGAAGGCAATGGCAATGCTAGCGTCCGGGAGACGAATAGCGTCAGTGGCATCCGCCCCCCCGAAGGACGCCTGCCCACCGGGATCATAGGGTGTCAGGGTGCCGAGATTCATGGCCTCCCAGGTCAAGATCGAACACTGGGTCTGAGAGTTGGTGAATTCCACAAGGACAGTGCATGACGTCTCACTGCGGATGTTGCTGCCCCAGAACTGAATGTAATGGCCGAAGGTGGTGGTTATGGGGGGGCCGAGCGGAAAGGCCGAATAGACTCTGCCGCTGAGGCCGGTGATGACAATCGAAGCAATGCCATTGACGGTCCCCGCAGAAGCGCCCTGGCTCTGACCGTAAATGCCGATGACCAAGCAAGTGCCCGGCGCGGCATGCGCCAGGGCAAGGGCGCCCGTGTTGTATTTGAGGCGATCGACGGTGTCCCCAAAGTGACTGACGAAGTCGACACTGGCCGCCGATAGAGATCGCCGTCTGGTTAGGAGGCTAAGGCGGCGGTATGCCATCGACCAGTCCCAATCCATCGGTTGCCATGTTGGTCGACCAGATCAAGTAGATGCCGTGCAAGCGCGCATCGACCGCCAAGTTGTCCTGGGTGTCAGGGCCATCGCGATAGATATCGAAATGCACCAACAGAGTTTCGCCAGGGACCGGGGAACCGGAAAGTGTGATCTCGGCGCTCTGAGGTCCGAGGTAGATTTTATCGGTGACGCCGCCGGTATCGGCAGATTCCTGCTCGGTGCCCAATGGTAGATCAAAGGCCTCATCATTTCTGAAGACCTTACCCTTGAGCTTCCATGAGACGCCGAAATTAGTGGCGGTCGCTGAATGGCTCCAGACCGGGATGAAGGTCATCTTGCTGCCGTTGTAGCCGGGCGGCGTCCCGATCGAGAACTGCGCATGTTCAGGCGTAGCGCCTGGATCAAAATCGAGCGTCGACATCATGTTGAGGTTGGTGATGGTCTGGATGGTATTGCGCGCTGGACCATTGGTATTGCGCTGGATCATGAAGTCGGCGGAAATCCAGTGGTAAAATTTGCCCCGGAAGTCTTCGGCGCCCACGGTGATCGAGACGATAGCGGCGCCGGTCAGGGCAATGGGGAGGTCATCGATGTCCGAGCTTTCCTGGACATTGCGGGTGAGGGTTGTCGGGCCATCGTCATAAACGCCGAAGCCGTACTCCCAGTTATTCCCATCCTCGATGAGATAGCGGACGGTGTCGCCATCCTCGACCCCGGCGGCAGCAAAGCTCTGGTAAGCCGTCACAGCGGTGCCAAGCGTGAGGGTGCCGGTGCCGACAGTCGCCGTCGTCATCTTGGCGCGGTTGCGGAGTTCTACATTGGCCATCGGTGCCTCACTGCATCAAGGGCGGCGGCGGCCCCATGTCGGGTTCCTCCATCCCAGGATCCTCCATCCCAGGATCCTCCATCTCCATCTCGTCCATGCCTGGAGGCCCCATTCCGCCCATCTGAGGGGGTGGAGCCATCCCTGCGGGGATCGGTGGGGTCGAGGGATAACCCCCCATAGGCGGGCCGAATCCTGGCCCTCTGCCGCCATTCACGGCAAAGCCTGGATCGCCCTCGCCGGGCGACATCGGAACCACGCCGATCGGCATGCCATCGCGGCCCATGATCACCCGCTTCGGCGCCAGGGTGGCATCGACCATCGCATTCATGCCCTGGCCGAGCGCGGTCACCGCGCGGGTGAGCTGCTGCATCATCATCATCAGAGCGCTCATCTGCTGCTCTGACTGGGCGGCCATCTGCTGGATGGCCTGACCCATCATCTCATCGCCGCCGCCTTGGACAGGGGCCTGATCGATGGGGAACAACGACTGCATGATCTGCTGGGCAAACGCTTGCTGCCGAGGATCAGTGATCGGAGGTGCCATTTTACCTTTTCCTTCTCCTTTAGGCTGGGACGCCGCTGACATTTCGGCCTGCGCCATATCGCGTTCGCCGCCAGCTGCGTCCTTTTCCATGTCCTGGCCGTGCTGCATTTGCCCGGCCTCGAGTGCCTGTTGATGAGCGACTAGCGCTTCCTGCGCCTTCATCTCGCCCTGCAGAATCTGCACGACGATCTCGCCCGCAACATCGATCCGCTTCTGCTCGATCTTGTTATCGCGATCGGCCTGCTTGTCCTCGAGCTGCGCCTGGGCTTCCTGCAGCGCCTGCTTCAGCTTGGTGAGGCGCGGATCCGTGTTGCCATCACCTTCATGGAAGAAGCGCTCCGAGGCATCCTTAAACCCTGCCGAGCCGAACACCTCATTGATGACGGCGTCCTGCTTCATCCGCATTTGAATTTCAGGCCCGAGCGCGCCTGCAGCGATCACCACCGCCTGCTGGAACTTCGAGAGCTGCTTCAGCGGATTGGTCGAACCGATCCCCGCCGATACCGTCACCGAGACTTCGTGATCGAGCAGCTCATCGGTGATCTTGTCGATGCCGAATTTCTGGAACAGCTTGGCCTTCTTGCCAGCCAGCGCCAGGATGATCTTGTCATCTTCATAGAACTCTTCAAGCCGCACCACCTGACGCAGGACGGGCTCGACCCAGGTCTCGATCAGGATGCGGGTGTCGTAGTCTCCGACGTCATTGGCGGTTTCATTGAGGAGGTTGAGGCCGCCGACCGTTTCATTGAGCGACCGATTAGTCGAGACAGATCCGCCATCGAACTGGCCAAACACAGAATCAAAATCGGCATTGAGATGGGCCATCTCCATGTAGGATTCCTGGCTCGGCCCAGGAGGTCGATCGAAGACGACATCGGTCTGCGGATCATTGACATAGACGGCTGAGTCGCCGGATCGATTCTGGATGGCAGTGATGTCGGTGAGGCTGCCCTTCTTCACCATGGTGAGAGGGCGGATGGCCTCTTTCAGAGAGTCGATGCGCAGATTGACGAGAGAGTTCATCTCGTCCTGCAATGGCATCGTCGAGGAGACCGGCGCCATCGGAGTGATGTTGTGGGGCTCTATTGCCGCGACCCCGATGACGATCGGCCTCTCGCCGCTATACTCTGGATAGGCTTGCTCCAGAGGCACGGCATCGGAGAGCATAACATTGGTTCCGGCGGTCCAGAAATGCCACTCCTCGCCCCGGTATCGGATGAACCATTCGATCAGCCAGCTGCGGTTGAACTCCTGGCCGACTGCATTGGTCTGTTCGAGGCGATCGGCGGTGTTGCCCTCGCGCGCCGAGCGCACAGAGAGGGTGTCCATCGGGATCCTGGCGCCCAATAGCTGCGCCCGGGTGACGTCCTTGCGCCACTTCATGCTGGTGGTCTTGTCGGGGCGGTTGCGGATCAGCGCCTCGATGTCACCGATGGTCATCGGGTACATCAGGCCGATGAAAGACGAGTCCTGCGCCTGATCGAGCCAGTTTGCGCCGGGATCACGCAGCACCAGCTCGGCTGGAAACAGCTGGATCATCGGGCGGTCACGGATCACCTTGGTTTTGGCGACCTCAGAGACCTTGGGCAGCCCATTCTTGCCGAGAGTAAGCTTCGGCTCCTTATCGGTGCGGCTTTTGATCTGCCGATATTCCCAAAACTGCTTGGAGATGATCAGGCCGGTCAATCTGGCGTCATTTGACGCGCCGCAGGCGATCTGGAACCACGGCACACCGGCTTTTCCGCTCTTCCGGTCGAGCCGATAGCCCAAAAGCTCGCCCTTTATCTCGGCAGAAGCCACCGCCTGCGGGTTGAGAGCGTTGGTGGCCTCGATCGCCACCACTTCCGAGGTCGCGAACAGGGAAGCGGCGAATTTAGAGTCGGCTTTATGCACAGCGGCGCGGGTTTTGGGCCGATGCAGCTTCGATCGGCCCTTCCACCTCGCCGAAAGGTACATCGACTTGTTCGAATGCTCATTTCGGAAGGCGTTATAGTTCTCGGACCACGTCGATTTGAGCGGCCCCATGTAACTTTCAGCGGCGCTCTTCGATTGGGTGGCTATTTGCAGCCAATCGCGGTCCTCAAGCTCCGAGGCATCATCGGCAAGCGACGATTCCTCCAGATTTCCGCCCTTGGAGGCGCCTGCGAAGGGGTCGGCAACCCGATTCTGTGATGTTTCGAAGTCGTTGGGGGCATGGGGCATCAGTCAGGCGGCCTCAATCGATGGGTGAGGTGCGGCATGTGCTTGAGAACCGCCGCATCGACCGCGTCGAGGTCGGCTTTTTGGCGCGGCAGCTGGTAGCGCTCCAGGAATCGGGCAGCCGCATCGATGACGAGCTTCAGCCGGGGGTCGCCCTTGAGGTCCTTGAGGTGAACAACCTCAGGCCAATCGGAAAAGGTCGGCAATTTGACTTGGGCGATGCCATGGAAGTGGCTGACGTCGACCGTGAAGCTGTACCCGGGATAGGCAGCATCGAGGACGACCGCGCATTGGCGCTCTTTGGCGTCGTCAACGCGCTTGAAAGCCCATTCCCGCTCATCACTCCGGTAGTCATCGTCCTGGGTGAAGAAGGTAGAGCGGTGTTTTTCGGCCCTCACCAGGGTTGTTGTCATGATGCATAGGCCCCACGGCTCTTGTACCAGCCTTTGAATTCGCGCTTTTTCTCTTTCTTGGCAGGCATTTCGTACTCGATGACATAGTTCGAGTCGGTCAAGAATTGAGGATCCGCCGCCAACACCAGCGATTTGTAGCTGAGGTCGCGATAACGGGTCATTGAGGGCGGTTTTGGTCCACCTGATGCCATGGTGCCGAACATAAGGACTGAACCGATGGACAGGAGAGGCTAATTCGGCGTATGCTGTGCCCGCATTTCAGGAGGATTGGATGCCAGAGTTCGGACGCCGCCCGCCCGGCCAGCTAGACGTCGGACCAACCTACCAGGGTCCGAGAATCGGTCCCAACACCCAAGCCATGATGGACGCCCAGCAGCTCCTCTCGAAGCGGGATACCTTCAATAGCGACCTTCAGGAGATAGAGGGGCGGCTGGAGAAGCGCATTCTCCACCTGTGCCTAATCTCTGGTGCGATCGGCACGATCGTCGGATTCTGCATCTTTGTGCTTGTCGGGTTCTTCATATGATCGATCACCCGAAGATCGACTTGGTCGGCTCGCTCTTCATCCTCGCCGTGATGACTGTCGTCCTGGGCCTGCTCATATGATCACCGATGAAATGGTGGAGAAGGCGCTGGAGGCAGCCGAAGATGCCTATCCCGAGTCCAAGCGCAGCGACATGCGCGCTGCTCTTGAAGCTGTGGCCCCGCTGCTGATCGCGGGCTACCAACAGTCACTGAATAAGCTGGGTGATGCTTATGACAAGAAGTGCGAAGAATTAGCTGCTTGCAACGGAGCCTTGAAGAACGCGGGCGCAGCCTATGCGCTTTTGCTAGCTGACCGTGACAAGCTGATTGCACAGGGACTGCGGGGCTTGATCCGCGCACAGAAAATTGATCCGAAATGAGCAAATCAAGAAATCACATCCACGATGCTGCTTGGGCTGTATTAGATCAACTTGCTCGCGGTCCTGTCTGGGACGGCGATCTGATCAGCAAGGAAGGCCGCAACGAGCTTGTTGATTGCGCCTATGCCAAACGGGACAGGCGCGACGAACGCGGCCTTGCTGTCAACGAACTGACAGAGAGTGGCAAAAGACTAGCAGCGCAGTACCACCACCAGCATCCTCGCCCGCGCACAGGAGCTTGATCCGCAATGATCACCGATGAAATGGTGGAGGTAGCGCGACGTACTTGGCTGGAGCTTGATGCTTCATCCAAAGAATGCTGGCGCGCTGCCCTAGAAGCCGTGGCGCCGATGCTGATCGCGGACTACCAGCGATCGCCGAACGTACTGCGTGATGCTTATGACGCGCAGACCGAGAGGTTTGCTGTTGAGCGACCCAAGCTGATCGCACAGGGGATGATGGAGGCGGATGACATAGTGAGCCAATGGAAAGGCGGCGCGGTTGCTGATCTGCACAAAGCCATCCTCAACCGCCTACAGGAGCTTGATCCGAAATGAAAGGCGACCCCAAAGAAATCTGGCTTCAGCCTTGGTGTACTGGATGCGCCAAATATTTTGAGTACAGCGAAGGTCGCTTGTGGTCAGGGGATGATCCGGGCAACTGCGAGGAATGCGACAGGACGTCAACCAAGTACGTTCTCGCACAGGAGATTGATCCGAAATGACCGATGAGAATCTGATTGCCGCGCTCCGGCTTCGCGTCAAAATAGATGCCGACTTCGCGAGAAGCCTCGGTCGGGAACCTCAGACCGTCACGCTTGAGGGCCAAGCCGCCGACCGCCTCGCCGCGCTTCTGAAGGAGAATGAGAGACTGCGGCTGGATGTTCTTTATGCGGGAGTTTGATCCGAAATGACCCTTGAACAACAGATCGCTGAGGTGGCTCGCGAAGTAGCCCTGCGCCGTGGTGTCTATCCCAAATGGATCGAGCAGGGCCGCCTCACCAAGGAGAAGGCCGACAAGCAAAGCGCCGCGATGGAAGCGGCACTGGAGACCCTCAAAACCCTGCGGGACTCTCTTGAGAAGATCATGAAGTCATGACTGTCATCAACTTCCCCGGCGGCCCCAATACAGAATCTCCACATGCCAAGCGCAGGGTCTGGGATACTCTCCGAGCAATGCGCGAGGCCCGCCATCTCATTATGGCGATGAACCCACAAGGCCCTGAACTCGAACAGGCGATCAAGTGTATCGCAGAAGCCGATCGCCTAATCTTCGCCTATGCCATGAAACCGAAATGATACAATCGCGTTGTAGAGCTGTTCCCACTACATCACTGGAGGCTATCTCTATGGGCAATGCTACCTATAAGGGCACCAAGGTTACGACTCGTGAGATCACCAAGGAAGACAAGGGTTTCGACCCGAACCTCGCCAAGGTGGTCATTGTAAAGAATGACGGCTCCGAAGAGGCCGTGCCGAAGTCTGAAGTAACTCCAGCATAGGGACCCCCCGGTCTACCTGTGCTAGAGAGAGGGCGGTCATTCCTGGCGGGTGGCCGCCCTCATTCATTTCAGGGGAGCAGCGCAGGCAGCATCTTGCCCAGCCAGATCAGGCAAATGATCCCGATGATGCCACCGGCAATGATCCAGACGACTTGCGGGATCGCAACCCCCATCGATTGCAGCACCTTGATCACCACAACAATAACTATGCAGACGATCCCCAGCACGATCAGGAAGTCTATGGCAGCACTACCGGTCATCTCAGCTCTCCTTGGTCAGCGGGAAGTACCACCGCAGAGTCTTATTATGAGCGATCAACCGGTCCTTATCCGAAGTCTTTGAACAAGAGATCACCGCCTCTGCATCCGCCGGATCCTCGGTGAACCAATAGGGCGGGTATTCAGAGCTTCTCTTGTTGCACAGCCAGCACATTCACGGCGTGGTGGTCTTGGGCTGTTCTGTCGTCACTGGCGGCTTGACCTCAGCCACCTTGGTCGGCCAAGCGAAATAGACAATGGCAAGCACGGCGACAGCGATTGCGACGCCAACCCAAATCTTATTCTCCACCATCTCTTCCTCCCTCATGTTTGCCGGTTACCGGCTTCTGGCCGGGCTTGCGCTGCGAATTGTAAGTCATCGCGGCGATCCGCTTGGCCTCGGCTTCCGAGGCGCCCCTGTCGAGATAAGAGTCGCGAATAGCCTCATATTGCTTTGGCACGTTCGTAGCCTTCCATTGTGCCCTGTCCCACAGACAGCCGCTCCTTCAACAGATAGCCCTCCAGCACCCAGAGCTGCTTGAAGGCATTCTCATAGGCGTAGGTCATGCCGACCTCTTGGTCGTAATTATCGGGGCTTGCAGGGGCGCTCTGGCCGTTCACCATGAAACCGTTCTGCATGGTGATGATGCAGATGGTCAACAGATCCTCATGGATGTATTTCACATCCTTGATCTTCGCGGTGATCCCATCCTTGGTGACCTTCGGCGCTGTCTTGGTGGCAACGATCGCCTGGGCGTCCTCCAGGCTCATGATGGCAGTCTTCATCTGTCTCTCCACAGGGGTGGTTGAATCTTTACCGTCTCAGTCGGCGACGGTGGGACCGGGTTCATGTCATAGATGCGGCTCACAGAATCGATGAGATCGTCATGGCCCTCGCGCATCGGGAAGTAGCGCAGCTCCTCGAAGAAGTTGCGGGTCAGATCATAGATAGCATGATCCTCATCGATCTGCTTGATCGCCGCAGCATTCCTCCATGGAGTGCCCATCCGCTCCATCAATCGCTGGGTCTTGGTCAGGAAGGCATTGCCGGTCCTGATCGCCACTGTCCCCGCAGGCGCGACGATCTCCGCCAGCTCGTACTCCAGGACATTGAGCTGGTCATTGTACTTCCAATTGCACAGCCCCAGGCCCTCATGATGAACCAGATTGGGGAAGTAGAACTTCGACCGGGTGCCCTCGATATCCGGCTGCAGGCGCTCGATCCTGTCACGCTTGGAGCGGTGATCGGGGCCTGACCAGTTCAGCTCCTCGATGGCGATCGGGTACTTGTCCCGCTCCATCCACTCCTCGAACTGCTCGATGTCAGGAAGCATGCCGTACTTTTCATAGCCGACAAAGACGAACTGAACCCCGCTCATCTTGGACCATTTCTTATGCAGACCCTTGAGCTTCTCCCAGCGCTCCGACAGCTTCATCCTGTGGCGATAGCCATCGAGGAGATACTTGTTCATCCGGCTGTCGACGCCCACCACCGCCATCGCGGTCCTGTCGCTCGACCGCTTCTTGCCACCCGATGGGTCAACCATGATGTAGACGTTCAGCAGCTCGGGGCGGACATCGTAGCTCTTGAGCCAGGACATCTCGAAGGCCGAGGTCGAGCCTTCCTGGGGATTCTGTAGCATCTGCGCGGCGACCGTCGATCGCTGCGTCTGCTTGATCCGCGCCCACTCCTTCTCCGACAGGAACACCGGGCTCCCGGCGCGCTTGCCATTGTGCGTTGCGGGATAGAGCCTCACCTTGAAGAGCCGCCGGTCAATCAGGTCTTGATAGGTATCGGCGAAGGAATAGCGCGTTCCAAACAACCATTTCCTCGTCGCAGCTCCAACACCCAGATTGTCCGACAGCTCCCAGGCCTCAGTCGTCTTCTTCACCATCTCTGGCGAAGTGACGCTCTTTTTCACCACCACGTCATCATAAACCAGAAGACCAAAATGCCGGGAAACAGGTTGACCATCGACCAGTCCCCAAGCCTCAATAGAAGCCTCCTTAGGGTTCGATAACCTTCTGACGATGAGCCCATCATGCTCGCTCCACTTCGGAGAGGTGATTGCCGGATCCGGGAAAAACACATCCGGAAAATACTTCAACAACAACCCGTTGCTCTCCATCTCCCGTTTGATCTGCCGCAAGAAGCCTTGAGCGATGTCGCGGGTGTGGCTGAAGATGCAGATCGTCAGCTCGGGGTTGCGAACAACCTCCTGCATAACCCCCGCGAATGTCCCCAAGGTGGATTTGTAGTGATAGCGCGCCCAGAGGTCCAAACACCCATCCGGCTCCCATTCCAATTGCCGACAGCGATCGTAAATCCACGGATGCAGCGCATCCTTCCGGTTCATGATCGCGGTGAGCAGGAAGAACCGGTCATTGCAGCACAGGAACGCCACATCCTTGGGCCGAGGCCCGCAATGGGTGAAATGCTCATAGAATCTGCGAGCCTCCCAGAAGTCCATGCACAGAAGTTCACCCGTATCGATGACCCGCCGCAGCTCCCAGGGGGTCGCATCATCGATATAGCGAGAGCCGTGAATCATGACCGGGTCCCATCAATGTTCATGTGTAGGTTCCTGGCCCTCGTCCGCGCCTTGCGCATGCCCTGAAGAATGATCTGCCGGGCCCGCTCGCGGGTCGTATTACAGATAGCCCCAATATCATCGAGCGTCTTGCCGCCATCAAAATACTCCAGCATGGCCGTCTTCTGACGATCGGTCGCCGCCTCCAGAATCTTCGGCAAAAGCTCCAGATCAATCCCATGATCGGTCGCCATCTCGACCTGCTTCAGCTCCTCTACCGAGGCATCAAAGGAGATCGTCGACCGGCGGCGCTCCAGAGCCTTCATCCACTCCGGCCACAGATCCTCCGGCTCACACCGCAGCGCCGACGCCAGGAACCACGCCAAGGGCTTCCAATCCGCATCCCGATCCCCAGGCCGTCCCCCCTTGCCCGCCACTATCGGTGGCTTCACCATCCGGATCAGATCATGGACGCTCATCATCGGCAGCTGGTACTTCCGGCAGAACGACGCCACCGTCTCACCTTGCGCCTCTATCCGCCGCAGGATCCGCGCATTCCGAACCCTGATCGTTACCCTTAAATCCCGCTCGCCATCAGCCATCACACCCCCCCATGTTAACTTTTGCGACCTGAAAAGAGGTCGGGAAAACCATTCTCAGAACTCCACAGAATCCGAGCGAGAATCCCAAAAAGGTTTTCTAAAAACCCTCCCCAGGCTTCGTCATCCAAATCCACCGCCTCACCTCCGCCAGCGACACCTTGCCAAAATTGGCCATGCAGAAAAGCTCAGCCTCGCTCACCTGCCGCAAATCCCCAACCGTCGCCCAGGGCTTCCCCGCATTGCGAAGGCAATTCCGCACCCGAAAGCTAAAGGGAACCCTATCCAGCGGCGTCTCATTCGAGAAATGCAGCCCCGAAGCATCAATCTCCTCACACCCAAGCTTCCACCACGGCGCCAACGTCCGAAGCCCCCGAGCCTGCAGCACCTTCCGTAACCGGGCATTGATCCCCTTCACCCGCTCAGCCTCACGCCTCCACCGCTCCTTCACCTCCACCATGTAAGCTAAAGCCCGCTCCAGCCTCAGCTTTTCAAAATCCGGGACCCGCTTGACCTCGCCCTGCGCCCGAACCAACGCCTCCACCGCCTCATCCATCACTCTTCCCCCCCACACTCCTCACACCGCCGAACCCACCCAG